CAATATGGTAGTAACTCCTGGTGTTATTAGAAGATTACACTCTTCAGTAGCAACTTCAGTTTTAGATATGGTTGAACAAAGAAATGACTGTTTCTACATTTTAGATACAACTGCATACGGAGATTCAATCTCTCAAGCAAATACACAAGCACAATCTATTGATTCAAATATGGTTGCAACTTACTACCCTTGGGTTAAGACAATCGATTTGAATACTAACAAATTAATCGCAGTACCACCATCAGTATTATTACCTGGAGTATTTGCGGCTAACGATAGAGTAGCAGCTGAATGGTTCGCACCAGCAGGTTTGAATAGAGGTGGTTTAATTGGAGCAGTAAGTGTTCAAAATCGTTTAACACAATCTGAAAAAGATTCATTATACGAAAACAAAGTAAACCCAATCGTTCAGTTCCCTGGACAAGGAATCGTAGTATTCGGACAAAAAACATTACAAGATAAACCATCTGCATTAGATAGAATCAATGTAAGAAGATTATTATTAACTGTTAGAAAATACATCGCATCTACTTCGAGATATTTAGTGTTCGAACAAAACACTTCTGAAACTAGAAATAGATTCTTAAACATCGTTAACCCTTATTTAGAGGCAATCCAACAAAGACAAGGTTTATACGCATTCAAAGTAGTGATGGATGATACAAACAACACACCGGATGTAATTGATAGAAACATATTAGCAGGAGCTATCTACTTACAACCAACTAAAACTGCTGAATTCATTCAAATTGATTTCAACATTTTACCAACTGGTGCAAGTTTTAACGGATAATTTAGAAATTAGATATTTATAATAGAAACAATTAAATAAAAAGTAAAATGCCAGAAATATTAGAATTTGACAAAATGTTCTATAAGAATTTCGAACCAAAATTAGGGAATCGATTCATTATGGAAATCAACGGAATCGAATCTTATCTTATTAAGACCGCAGCGAGACCAACATTCACATCGGAAGTTGTTGAATTAGACCATATAAACGTAAAAAGAAAGATTAAAGGAAAATCGACTTGGGATGATATCACTATCACTCTTTATGACCCAATTGTACCATCAGGTGCACAAATGGTAATGGAGTGGATTAGAACATCGCATGAATCATTGACAGGTAGAGATGGATACGCAGCTTTCTATAAGAAAGATATTACGTTCTATCTATTAGGACCAGTAGGTGATAAAGTTGAACAATGGACTTTGAAAGGAGCATTCATTTCTTCAGCAAACTTCGGTGAGTTGGATTGGGCTTCAAACGACCCATTATCAATTGAATTGACTTTGGCTTACGACTACGCTATTTTAGAGTACTAATATTTGACTGGAAATATATAGAAAAGGGGATGCAGAAATGTTATCCCCTTTTTATTTTTTTAAAAAGTTAATATATATTAGTAAACAATATTAAGTTATATTATGGAAGAGAAAATCGAACAACAAGTTACAAGAGGGTTAGCACCACAAACTGCACCGCAGTATTCCGCACCCAAATCTTATCCTTTCCCAACGGAAATTATCAGTTTACCATCCAAAGGATTAGTCTATGCTGAAAGTAATCCCCTATCAAAAGGTGAGGTTACTGTTAAATTAATGACTGCAAGAGAAGAAGATATTCTTACATCAGCAGCATTGATTCGTAAAGGTATTCAATTGGATAAGTTATTAGAATCTATTGTAGTTGAACCAGGTGTTAATATCAATGATTTAGTTATTGGTGATAAAAACGCTATTTTGGTTACATCTAGAATTTTAGCATTTGGACCGGAATACGCAGCAAAGATAACTGACCCATTTGATAGAGAAGAAGTTGATATTACTATTGACTTATCTAATATTAAAATCAAAGAAGTTGATGAAAATATTTTAAATAGAGATAATGAATATGATTTCTTTTTACCTATATCAAAGACCAATATCAAATTTAAATTAATAACTCATGGAGATGAGATGATTATTAATAAAGATATTGAAGCAAGCCAAAAGGCTCTAAAAACTTCAAATGAAATCACAACTAGATACAGAAGAATAATCATCGAAGTAGATGGTGTAAGAGATGCTGGTACAATCAGTAACTTTGTAACCAATCGTTTATTAGCAGGTGATTCTAAAGCATTGAGGAAGTACATATCCGATATAACTCCAGATTTGGATTTAAAATTTGATTATACATCCCCTGTAACTGGTGAGACGGAGGCACTTCGTATTCCTTTTGGGATTGGGTTTTTTTACCCTGCCGACTGATTATAGTTCCTATCTTCATAAAAAGATTTTTCAAATGGCTTACTATGCAAATGGTGGGTTCAATTGGAATGATTTATACTACATGCCGATTAAACTTAGAGAATTCTATTATAGAGAACTTCTTAAAGCTAAAGAAACGGAAAGAGAAGATATGGAAAGAGCAAACAGCAAAGCAAAAACAAATTCTTCTAAAGTAAGAAGAAGGTAATTAATTATTTGTTTATATTTATACATAAACATAAAGAATAGAATATGTCTAAGAAAACATTAATAGAAGTTCAATTACTTGATAAAATATTCAGCTTTTTTGGAGGTGGAAGTAGTGCTTCTACAAAAAATAAGTTTTTGAATACTATCAAAGATAAAGAACCACAATTAGGTAGAGCATTTGATAATTGGGAAAATGATTTCCAAAAACTAATGGCTAATACTCGGAAGATATATGTTAAACATGGCATGGACACTACCGAATTGGATAAGTTAGTTAAATCATATAAGTGATAATATAACATCCATATAGATAATGCCTAATAATAATCCCAAATCAGATTTACAAGAATATAAAAGAGTCAAAAAAGAGCTCATTGAATTACGTGCTCTAGGAAGTGCTATAACTGAGGAGCAACGAAAACAATTAAAAATAAATGAAGAGCTAGCTAGAGTACTTGGAAAAAAAGTAAAAGCTCAAGAACAATTTGCTAAAACATTAAAGGGCAATTTATCCGATTTTGAGGAAATGGATGATACTATGGTTAGTATCGGAAATCAGATTGGTAAAAATACTAAATTAGCAGAACAAACTTCTAAAAGTTTTACAAAAGTCAAATTAGTTGCAGCTAGTATTGTAGCTGAATTAGCAAATGGGGGTACTACAAATGAAAAAACTGAAAAACAAGTTGAAGCAGCAGTGGGTGCATATAAAAATATGCATACTTCTATTGCAGAAGCTAACAAACAGTATGCATTAGGTAACATAACAGCTGAAGAACGTAATAAATTAATCGAAGATGAAGCTGAAAAATATAAAGATATTGCCGGAGGTATTGATATGGCTAACATTTCTTCTGAGGACTTAAGAAAGCAATTGGAATTAATGAACAAGGAAAGTGAATCCTTTGCAGAGTCAATGAAACAATCTAAAATACGTGCTGAACAATTAGATAGCGTATTTGAATCATTTGCAGGAATACCAGCATTAGGTGAAGTAAATAAATTAATTAAAACAAATATAAGAGATACAGTGGCATTTAAAGCAGCTGTATTTGCATTAGGAGCAGCATTGGGAGTAGCGGCAATGAATTATTTTGGAACTCCAATGAAAGCTGCAATGCAAGCTGATAAAGAAAGACGTCAAAACGAAATCGATACGATAGGGGATGTTGCTAAATTAAGAAAAGATGCAGAATTTATACCTGCCCAAATAGGACAGGAAAGATTAGAAGCTGAAATTGAATCAACTAATCAAATAAATAATTTAATGCACGAAGCGGCATATGCTGGACAAAAGGCAGCAATTCAATTCAGTGCATCTATGCAAAGTGGAGCTGCACAATTTGAAAGAGCAGCAAAAACGGCATTGTTTGGTAATAAATTAGGTTCAGTTGGATATGGTGCAGCTCAATTACAATTGGCAGGAATTGGTGCAGATAAAATAGCATCAGCAATGGAAGCTGCAAGTGCAGCAACCGGTAAAATGCCAACCGCAAAAGCAGCTGCCGATATGGCAGTTATGGCTGAAAGAACTGGACAATCAGTAGATGATATATCAACCATCAACGAAGCATTTATGCGTATGGATGGTATGAGTGCAGATGTTGCAATGAATATGCAAGAGGGAATGCGTAATATGGCAGACCAGGCGGGTATTGGATTAGGGAACTTAATGAAGGAGGTTGCAGAATCTTCTAAGGAAGCATTGGGATATCAAATTAAGAGCGGACCTGCACTAGCTAAAGCAGTTGCATACACACAATCAATGGGATTGAACTTCGGTGATGTAGCTAAAGCAGGTAAAAATATGGTGATGAACTATAAAGATAGTATCAAAGCCGAAATGCAATTAAGTTCACTATTGGGTGAGCAAGTAGATTTATCAGAAGTAAGAGCTAAGTTTGCAGCAGGTGATACATCCGGCGCGTTGGAATCGTTAAAAGCACAAGGATTAGACCCTGCTGAGATGGATATGTTCCAACAACAGGCGTTGCAAGATTCATTAGGTGGTATGGATTTAAGTTCATTATCTAAAGTAGCTTCTAATACGGGTAAATCCGGAGGTGATTTGGCAGCAGGAAATGCAAAAGGTGGTAATAAAGATTTCTTATCAAGAACCCAACAAGCAGAAGCTAGCTTAAATGCAAAAGAAGCATCGATATCAGCAAATAGTGCAGTATTAGATGCAAAGTTATCTCAAGCAATAGCTGATGAATATTTAGCATCGCCTGAATACGAAAACTATAAAAAACAACAAGCTGAAGCAGCAGTTGCGGCTCGTGAATTAGAAGGTTCGATGACAGATGCATGGAAAGCAACTGATGAATATAAAAAATCACTTTCTGATAGTATGAAATTAAATTTCGTAGATGGTATCAAAGAGAAATTACTTGACGGGGCAGCTGCAATAGGTGGTGGTTTATTAACAACCGGAATTAGTAAGATGTTCGGAAAAAAAGGTGGTGATGTTGCATCGATGGTAACTGGTGGCGGAGGCGGTGAAGAAGGTGGAGGTGGGGGTGCTGGTGGAGGCGGCGGAGCCGCAGAAGGGCCTATTGCAAGTGTAGCTGCACAAATTGAAGCAGCAGCGCCTGTATTAGAAAAAGCAAAACCTTTGGGTAAATCAATAGCTGAGTTTGGTACAGGGATAGGTAATTTCTTAAAAAGTGTTGGTGCAGGATTAGGTAAAGTAATACAATCTTTATTTCAAGGTATTGCAATGGGATTAACATTTTTTGCAAATCCAATGGTTGCATTGGGAGCAGCGGGATTGGCAACAGCAATCGCTGCAGTTGGAGCCGGTATTGCCGCAGCATCTTGGATAATGGGTAAAGCATTACCTACATTAGCAGAAGGATTTATGTCATTTAATGATATAGATGGTGGAAATTTGATGAGAGTTGGATTGGGTATTGGTGCATTGGGAGCTGGTATGGCAGCAATGGGAGTGGGCGGTGTTATCGCAGGTATAGGTAATTTAGTTGGTAGTTTATTTGGAGGAGGTATAGAAGATACTATTAAAAAAGTAGAAAAATTCGCAGAAGCAAATATAGATGCGGCCAAAGTAAAAAATAATGCAGATGCAATCGTAGCATATTCAAAAGCAATGGCAGCATCTGGATTAGGAAATGCCGCAAGTGGACTTGGTAATATGGTTGGTGGTATTGCAAATGGTATTACAAAATTCTTTGGTGGTGATACTGAATTACCATTAGATAAGATGGCAAAATTTGGAGCAACACCTATTGCAAATGCAGATGTAATAAAACAAAACGCGGAAACATTTACAGCGTTTGCTACCGCAATGGATTCATATAAAGGTAGTGGTGGTTCAATAGGTGGTGTATTAGCAGAAGGATTAGGTAAATTCTTTGAAGTAAAGCCACCAATAGAACAAATGAAGGAATTTGGTAAAGAATTACTTGTTCCCGATACAAAAATATTAAAAGCAAACGCAGAAGCATTTACCGTATTTGGTAATGCAATGGCAACATATAAAGGAAGTGGTGCTGGAATTGGTGATGCATTGGCACAGGGAGTAGCATCATTCTTAAATGTACCAAGTCCATTAGATAAATTTAAAGAATTTGCAGCAATACCCGGTATTGATGTACAAAAAACAAAAAATAACGCAGAAGCATTTACCGCATTTGGTAATGCAATGGCAACATACAAAGGTTCAGGCGAAGGCTTCTGGTCTAGTTTAGGAGAAGGAATATCATCTTTCTTTGGTGGTGGTAAAGAAGATTTAATTACTAAATTCCAAAGATTCGCCGCATTAGATGCAGGTGGAGTAACAGCAATATCAACGGCAATTGGAAGTTTTAATACAAATTTATCTGGGTTTAGTTCGGAAAGTGCCGAAGCAGTTGGTACAGGTATGGCAAGTGTTGCAACAGCTACAACTGATTATTTAACAGCAGATAGAACGGCAGCAGTTAATGCATTTGCAAGTTCTATTGGATATTTAAATTCTCAATTAATGGGATTAGCTGGTGTCGGACCTTTAATGGAAACAACAACATTAGCATTTATAAATTTAGCATCTGCATTGGATAGATTGGCAGAAGTTAATGTAAAAGCAGTTAATGATTTACCTTGGATTAGAATGACAGCATTTGCATCAGCAGGTGGTAAAATTGTATTAGCACAATCAGCAAATAATTCATTTAATATAGCACAAGATACGGCTAAAAATATCGATAAATTAGCAACCGATTCAAAAGCAAATATTCAAATATCTAAAAACTTACAAGCTTTATTAGGAGTATTAGCAGATAGCAAGGATGCATCATTCTCACTTAACATAGATGGTAGTGCAGTTACTAGAATGATTACAAAGAGAGAGGAAAATAGAAAAGCCATGCTACCTAAAAGTTAGTAATACTTTCACATTTTTATTTAATGGATATTTATAGTAAATACAAAACTATAAATGGCGACAATCAAAGATTTATTTAAACAGCAAAATAAAGACCTATACGGGCTGAAAGGTAAACTTTTTATAGAAAGTAGAGGATTGATTAATGCTCCAAGAGCAGCAGCTTTAATTACATCATCTCCGGATGCACTTGCTGATTTAATAGGTAATCAAATAGGTGGAGCATTGGGTGGTAGTGCAAATAGACCAACTGATACAATTTTCAAAAATAAAAATCCAATTTTAAATCCTCCAATTTCATTAGGTAAAACTAGAAGAGGTTTACAAGATGCGGTGGAAAAAAATACAAATTATTTTGTAAAAAAATCACCAGCACCGGCATCTATATTTGCACAAATACAACAAGGTGGTTCATCAATAGCTGGAGTAGCCACTAATTTAGCAATGGGTGCTTTAAACACCTTTGGTAGTAAGCAGGGATTAAAGGATTTAAAAAAATTAAGAGATTCTTTAAAGAATCCGGAAAATAGTGAACTTTATGGTCCAAAATATTTTGAAGAAAAAAATCCAACTGTTGTTAAAAAGCAAGATAGATTCTTTAGTGAATGGTATAAAGGTGAAGATGGTAAGTTAAAAGCAAGAGAAAATTCAAAAATATCCGAAGGAGAATCTCAATTGGATTTAATTAATTATAATATACTAACTATTTTAAAATCGGATAAAGAATATTCAAAAGCAAATTTGGATAACTTTATTACAGCAAATCAACAAATACAAACTCCATATGTTTTAATTAAAAGATATGGTAAAACAAATGATAATATATTGTTACCTGGAACAATTAGTGGTATTACCGATGAAGCTACACCTGAGTGGGCTAATTTTAAATTCATAGGTTCACCATTTCAACAATATCGTTATATGGGAGTTGAGAGGAGTATATCATTTAGTTTAAAAATGTATTATACAGATAATCATACTAAACTATCGATGCAAAGAAGTTTAGATAAATTAAGAACATTAGTTTATCCGGAAGAAGATATTAGTGTAATTACTTACGAAAACAATGGAGGATATAGTCCACTTGGATTTAATGGTAATTTTGTATATTTAACTGTAAATGGATTGTATAACGATTTATTTGGTTTGGTAGAATCTTTATCAATTGAAATAGATGATGCAGGTGTGTGGGCAACTACTTCTGATAATTTTATGGATGGTAGTGATGTTAAACCATATCCAACTGTAATAAATGTTTCGTTGGGATTCAAAATTATAAATAATCCTAAAATAAACAATAACAAATATGAATATCAATTTACATCAGGTTCAGTTGTTTAGAAGTTAAATAAATAAATTATGGCAAATAGGTACACATATACCAATACAAAAAAAGATTCTGATACAAATGTTACATATATGGAATCTACTATATATCCAAAAGTAGAACCAAAAGATAGTGATTTTTATATTATAGCATCAGCTGGTGATAGATTGGATTTATTGGCAAATACATACTATAAAGACCCTTCTATGTGGTGGGTTATAGCAACTGCTAATAATTTAAATGATGCCAATTTCTTTGTAGAAGCTGGTACACAATTACGAATACCAGCAGATACATCTGATATTTTGAATAATCTATATAAAATAAATAAATAAGTTATGCCGTTTCCATTTTTAGCTCCTCTTAGTCCTTGGATTACTGATATAATGAAGCAGAGAGAGGATAGTCCACTAATGGCATCTTTCAAAAATCCGTGGGTTGTATTAACATCAGCCGCATTGGTTGTAAAAGGTACAGCTGATATGGATGTTAATAAACGAAGGGAGCAATTAAAAGAAATACTTGCTGCAGGCGGTGGAGAAGATACATATAAAGGATGTATAATCGCAAATAATACCCATAACTTAAATTTAACATATGCAACCGGCAAAACACCAGTTGGAATTGATTTTACGGGTAAAGTTATAACTGTTAATAAAGAATCTGAAACCGGTAGAAAAGTATCTACGCCAATTGTAGAATCAATTGATGTTGATACCGATGGTGCAAATAATACATTAAAAACTGCTAAAATAAATGTTAGATGTTTTACTTTAAAACAATTGGAAATGTTTGAATTGTTTTTTATGAAACCCGGTATGAATATATTAGTAGAATGGGGGGATAACTCTTTAATGAAAAAAAAATTATTTACATCTACTGAAACAAATAGCCCACAAAATAAAAGGAAAGAATATAATGCATTGAAAGATGGCGGATTAACTCCAATTAAAGTATTTGATAGCCCACTTGATGCATTAGTTCCAAAAACCAATGATTATGATAATTTTTGTGAATCATTTTCAAAATATTATCGCTCAGATACAACAGCAATTGCGGAATATTTGGGCAGAGTCCAACAATCGTTGGGAACATATGATTTGGTTGCAGGAAAAGTTATGGATTATTCATTTTCAATAAATGATGATAACACATATAGTGTTGATTTAGAAATATCCCAAGGAAATCAAGTAAGTTTAGCGATACCACATAGTAAACCTAAAACAAATTCACAAGATAAAATTAAACCATTAGATAAAGAATATCCATCACCGGACCAAATTAAGCAATTGATAATAGCCGATTTCAATTTGGATGAAGCCGTATTTTTTGAAAAACTAGCAAAACCGCATCCTGTATCTGGTGGAAAATGGGAAAACGATTGGTTTAATTTTTTAAAAATAAATAAACAACAATCTGATACAGTAGTATCCGATACGGCATATATATCACTTAGATTTATATTACAAATTCTAATGAATTATGTAGTACCTGAAAAAAATATAGATGACCAATTTTTTAAATTCGAATTACCAACATACAAAAATAAAGCTGGAACGGAATTAAAAATATTACCAGTTACTTCAAATAGGTATATAATGTCATCAAGTGATAAAGTAATTTTTCCAACCGATACATTGCCAGATATATATGCACCACCAACGCCAAAAGAAGGACAAGAACCAAAAGAAGGCGAAAACGTAATTAAAATAATTCCTAATAATAAACGAAATGGTATAATTAATGGATATAATTTTCACACTGCTGAAGAATTAATTGTTCCAAATGACCAAACACTTCAAAAAATAATACCAGAAGGGAACGCCGATGTAAAATTAGGAGATGCTTTAAATGTTTTTATAAAATATGAAGATGTAGTAAAAGCTTGGAATTCCACATATACTAGAATTGACTTTTTAGAAAAAATGTTAAATACTATAAACGAAAATGGATATGGATTATTTACATTAATTTATGGAAATATTGATAATAATTCCGGCGGAACTATAATTGATGCAAAAATGACATCAGTTGATAATCAAGTATATAAGCAAAACGAAAAAGATATTTATAGATTCAAACCAACTACAATTAAATCAAATGTAAAAGAATTTAGTTTTAATTTTGAAATGAGTAATTTAGTTGCCGGTAGACAAATATTCAATTCAGGTAAATTATTAGAAGATGCTAGAAAAGAACAAACAAATACCGAAGATGGTAAATTAGTATTACCAGCATCTGCATATAAATCAATTGATAACGCAACAATGGGTAATGCCGATGGTTGGTACTCTATTAATAATGTTGAATTTAAAAGAATTACAGCTAATTTTGAAAAAGCAAAAGCAGCTGCTTCAGCAGGAAAACCACAAACAGACACAACACCAAAAAAATCAACAACTGAAGCAACCAATTTTACGCAAATAGCATCTACAAAATCTATAAATTTTTATTTAGATTTAAAAAAGACAGCTGTAAAAGATATCACTGTATTAATATACAAAGATGCTGATTTAATATATAATGCTATTAACGGAATATTGGGCCCTGAAGGCGGAGTTCCAAAACCTAAAAAATCTACATTATCACCAATTGAAGTTACTATAACAATTGATGGATTTAGTGGATTTAGTCCAGGCCAATATTTTAAAATAGATGGTATACCTGAAATATACAATCAAACCGGAGTATTTCAAATTACTAATATAAAACATAATGTTGCAAATGAGGGGTGGAATACCACTATTGAAGCTGGTTTTAGAATTGTTGAAACAAAATAATATATTATGTATAATAAGGTAGCAGAAAATTTAGATTTATTTGTAGTAAATACACCAAATACGATTGTACCCATTCCAACTGATGATGATTATTCAGTTGGATTTATCAGAAGATATTTTGTTAGAAAAGTTAATGATGAGCATGGATTTACATATGAAATAGCTAAAGATGAATACGCCGAATATATAGATAATCCATTTTGGACAACCGCTGATATCAAATGGAGAATATCAGGTCCACTAAATCCAACTTATAAAGAAAATGGAGAGGAAGATGATAGAGGTGTTATGAATTCTAACAAAGCAGCAATTGGAATAGCAGCTAGTAAAATAAAAAACATTGGATTATATTTACCAAATGTTTTACAATTTTATAAATAAAGTTTTGTAATTACGATTTTTTTTCTTATCTTTACACTCTATGAATCTAATAGAGTCAAATATCGATTTACAATTACTCAACCCAAAGGATGTTACGTTAGTAGTTCCTGTTTGGAGTTCTCCACGAGGACATGAGTTGATGTTTCCTATTTCGTTTGTATACATACGAACCAAAGATACGGATTTTATTTTGAATTTCCAACACATTGATGCAAATTCCGTTTCACAATTTCCAATAGAAAAACTTTGTAACGAAAATACCCTTGTTTTAGGTAATCGCTATATTCAATCAAAAGGACTGGATTATGAGTGGGTATACTTTGAAGAGTATGGTAAACCATTCATATTCAATGAGTTCGCTGAATCGCTTTATAAGGGGTATAGAAACGATTATACTGAGATGAATGATTGTATCCCACTAATGAAGTGGTACGAACTCTTAAAAGCAATCCCTGATATCCAAAATAGACGAAGTTGGTATCGTACATATTCAGATTCTATCCAAACACTTGGGAGGCTGGAGGGGGCTGGGGTAAAAGTCGAAGAAGAAAAATTTATTGATAGATTTCATTTCAACAAAGAGTATTTGCCCAAAGGGTTTGCTTACACAAAATACAATCCATATACGGTAACGGGTAGACCGAGTAATAGACACTTAGGGGTTAAT